AGTGGTGCAGGATTAGAAGCACGCGTACCGTTTGCAGATAAAGAGTTTCTCGCGTATGTTATGCGTATTCCTGCGCGTTTCAAGCGTTTTACCGATGATAAAATGGAGAAATATCTCCTTCGTAAGGCGTTTCAGGATGAAGGGTTGTTGCCCGAAGATGTACTATGGCGCAGAAAAGAGGCGTTTAGTGACGGGGTAAGCTCCGCAGATGGTGGACGAACATGGGTTCAAATGATCAAAGAACATTCTGACCGCTTGGTAACTGATAACGAATACAACAATAAGAATAACTATATGTATTCGATTCATAATCCGCCGTATGACAAGGAAAGCTTTTATTATCGTCGGGTGTTTGAGACGATCTACGAAGGACGCGGTGAAACAATCCCGTATTATTGGCGACATCCATTCTGCGAGGGAGTGCTTGACCCATCGGCGCGTTTACTCGATTTTTATGTGTCGTCGGATACGCCGTCGTAGATTTTAATATGATAATAATATAGACGGAATCTTGTTTGGTTGAATTGTAGATGAACACAATCATAAATACGATAGAGGACGCTGTTGTATCATTGTTATACGCAATTCGTGAGTTATTAACACCGATTTTTAACAAATATGCGTCTTATTTGAAATACGCTGATTATATCATCTATGGATCATATGGAATATTATTATTAGGGTTTTATACTACTCTACCTGAGTATATTCCTATGTTGCGAAACTTCTTATTATATACTGCTGTAATTATACTGATACTTCGTTTTAATACTATATCATGGAACAACCCCAAATTCGCGATACTTGGCGGAAGTAAATTTAGTGAAATTGATCGGCGTCTTATCATGTATGCTTGCGTATTCATTCTGATTACACATATTGTATCGGAAACAATTATTCAATATACACAAAAACAAATCGGAAAGAGAATCGTACAACCAGTCAGTTCGGTTAGCAGGGAATTTATTCACCCAGTTTTCGATGATATTATTGACGGTATCCGTGGCGTGAAGTAGAGCGTATTGACGCATGCATTGATAAAAAAAATTGAATTGTTTTTATCAATAAATAAAGTAAGCATCGAACGACGACGACGAACACAATCAAAGAATGTCTGGAGGTGGAAATGCAAGTGGAAACGGCAACGGAAGTTTACTGCAACGAGCAAGTGATGATATACAAAAGGAACTGGATACGATGATGGCGATTCTCGAAGACAATCAGAGCAAAATTTCGGAAGGTGAGTATTTACGCGGAATGAATGCGCTCGGTTCTTTACACAAACAAAAGCGGACGGTGTTGGCCAGCCGGCGACCTGGCGATATGTTGCGCTGTTGGATGACGTTGGATCAAATCGAAGAAGAGGATGAGGACCTTTATGAAGAAATCATAGAGGTTGCGGATGATATTGTCGTTGAACTCTGTGGCGATGAATCCACCATTTACAATAATGATCACAATCTCGTTCATCGCGGCGAAGAACGCGAGATCTTTCAGTTGCTCATGAATTACAAGCCAGAAGAGGGAAATGCTGGCTACGAAACGAGCCCAATGGTACTTCATCATGCGATACAGGTTATTATGTCGCGACTCTTTGATGACACATTTCATGAACTGGAGGTTGTTCGGCCGGTAAGTTGCCAGTGTGGATGGCGTGGTGCGCAAGGCAACTGGGACCGACATATCTCGAATGCACGTCATCAAAGATGGGTCAACAAACAGCGTCAAGAGAATTTTGAAGGGGCTTTGGCGAAAGCTCGAGAGATCATCATTGCACGGCGCGAACAAGGACTCGTTTACATCAATGAATTACATGCAACTCCTGCTACAAAGGTGGCGACCGAAGAAGCAGTGGCGGCGGCGGAGGCGGCTGGAGATCGAGTTGTATTCATGAATGCAGATGGACGCCTGTCATGGTTTGCGTAAATTATCGATTTCGCATTGTCTTATTACGCATATTGTTTACTGCTGTATTCTTGTCGACATAAAATATATGCCCGGTGGAATTTGGGCGCGAGCTTCGCGAGGACACATTTTTTTTAGATGTTTTTATTTTGCGTCTTTTATGCGATGGTCCTCGTAATGGACGTATCGGCTGTGGAGGTCCCTCTCGGAAAAACTGCTGAAGATTGTATAATATATATTTGCTGATGATTTCGTCAATTTCTCTCGGATTTAGTTTTCGCTGAACCTCCCGTGCATCATAATCGGATAGTTTCGCATACTTCATAAAGAGATTATGAATCTCGATCGAGAGAATTTGTTTTTTTGCCGACGAGGACATACCTGGCGTAATGGACGGTACGTGGAATTTATCGAATACATCCCGAAATAATGCGCTATTTAAAAAACGGACAACGAATAATTCGAATGATATATAGGAATGATATGGTTGTAATTTGATATAATATACGCGTTCATCCACCATTTTAGGGTGTTCAATATCGTCCAAAAAGCATATTTCGATTTCAGAAGGAAGACGGCCACAACGAATAAGTTCGTTCACTGTTTTATGACTGGTAGTGCGTTGCGGATATCTCGCTGACGATGACGTGCTTTCTTGATTTGGTTTGAAACCGCCGATGGTATGATCAAATAGCGGAGGCATGATTACAAGACCGTTTTTCATATGAGACGAAAGTGAAGACCCCGATAATGTGCGGAGTTTCTGTTCGAAATACTGGCGAATATGCCCTACCCATTTATCCGGACCCATATTATTCGTATATATCATTACTTTACTACAAACGTTAGCATCCTTCTTTTTACGAATATAATCTAATATACGAACTATATTTGGCCGTATGATTTCTGGGTATAAATCAACTAAATCATTGAAATAACGATATATTATGTCTGGTTTGCCGAAATAATCCTCGATTACATGTCCAAATATTGAAAATTGTGTGAAATCTCCGAGTGTTTGATCCACATCAAATACTACGGCTTTCTTTTTCATTTAATTATATTAATGTTATAATATTAATATTATTGTATTATTGTATTATAACAATAATTGTCATGCCAAAACGGCAATCTATAACTAACCCAATATATACAGATAATGATATTGATGAAGATCTGAAACTGACGCGTAGTGATTACATGAAAATACTCCATCATTATCGCCGTCCTGGTTCACAACCCATGCGCACTGCATCAACTGCGTCCATTTCTACTAAAACTGCAAAAAAACGAGTACATCGCATTCTTGCCGAAAAGTTATGTCGTTGCATCAAGCCAACGAAAGACACGCCTACAACGATGATGACAAGAGCGCGAAAAAAACGCGCATCCGCGTATAAAAGTCGTCGTATTGCGTATTGTACTCGGTCTATATTCATGAATAAAAAACTACGCCGTCATGGTTTTAGATGTAAATCGATACGCGGAGACCAACTTAGTCCCCGTTTCACGACAGATCTCACAAAATCGGCGAAGGATTTGATTCTTCGACGGCCTTGACGTATCCGTAACGTATCGTATTTACACGTCGTCATCGTCCTCGTCCTCTACATATTCTACCGCCCGTAGAATCATAAGCTCTTCTTGGCTTAATCGCTGAAATACCACATTAAGTTCAAACCTGATATTATATACAAATTTTTTGATATTTCGGATCGTAACAATGTGTACCTTTTCATCCACGTTTTCGCGCACACGAAATAATGTCCCACCGAGTGTTACATAGGGTCGTGTTTCGAGAGAACGAAGTGGTATCCATCGAATCAATTGATTATGTTTAAGATCCCAGGGATCTTCGATCACGCGGTACATGTGTAACTTGCGTTCGAACTCCTCCATTTTCTCCTTTGTCAAATTCAATGACGAGAGAATTTCGTGTCTTCGCGCGGTTATTTTCTTCAGTGTCATATTCGCAATCGTGTTATTCTCTGTTTTATTCATCGCAGATAATATCGCATTAATATCCAGCGGAAATGTAGGTTCGTCTATGACTGATTGCAGTAGATCCTCGTCAGAATCGACTGCGTAATCTGTATCTTTCACGCTTGGGTGCGTTTGTTGCTTGTGTTCTTTGGCAACATCTAATTCATTATCAGATTCAGTATCGCTACTTTCTATAATATCGTCGTCACTCCATTCATCACTTATGTCATCTTCATTCGTGGTTGTCTCGTCAGCGGCAGCAGCTGCGTCGTCCTCGTATTCATGCAGTAATGCATTTATATTCAGTTCCTCATGATCAGTTGATTCGCGGGACGGTCCCCGTTTAACAGACCTCGACCGCGACTTTGACCGCGACTGTGACCTCGATCTACGACCACCACCCCCTACCGATGGTCGCATATATTCCAAATCAACGATTACTGTCTTCTTCATTGTTAATACGAAGTAATACGCAATAAATGAATACAATGAATTCTGTTTATTATTGATACAACTCCTTTATTTGACACTGACCGTTCTGTTTTTAAGCGCGTTCGGCTACATCCTTACTGAAAAGTAGAGCATATATAGCATTATTTTATAGATTTTTGAAAAGTCAGTCTGGCGGGAAAATGGCGCAGATCGGGCGCAAAATGGCGCCGAAGGCGTCTTCGCAAATTCACCTGATCGCGATCCAGCGGGGTTTTAATGGGTATATCCCAAAAAACGAAGAATATGCTCTCGTCAGGCTAAATGCGTAAAAACGCGTTTTAAAAGTAAAACGGGCAAACCCGGATTTGGACATTTTTCGAAAAATGACATTTTACCCTTTTTCATTTAGCGGGATATATAGCATTTTTTTTTTTGGTGATGTGATTGAATATGGTGTAAATGTTGCCAAAATCTCTAAAATGTCAAAATGCACTTTGGACACAAAACTGGGGTAAAAGACGACAAAAGACGACAAACCTTGTGACGATGATGTTCGTTTTTTGAAGTGAGAATGGCAACATTTAGACCAACCGATGGTGCGAATGTTGCCGAACCCTTGGGGTAAAATGAAATACCAATCACAAATCAGTAAACTATAATAGAGATAAAATATACACTGTATATAGAGCCAATATAGCCATACATTCTATAAAAATATACACAATTTTTGGGGTAAAGGACGACAGATTGGGGTAAACGACGACAAATTTGGGGTAAAAGACGACAAATTTGGGGTAAAAGACGACAAACTTTAAGCGAGTAAAAATGCCAAGAAAGTACACTGATTACTCTAAAACGTATGTATATCTACTAACTTGTAAAAACCCATCGATTTCAGACGCGTATATTTCGCAGACAACCAACTTAACACAACGGAAGTACAAGCACAAGCGCGAGACTTTGGATCTTTCTATTCAGACAAGGTTGTATGATTCCATTCGAAAGAATGGTGGTTGGACAAATTGGAAGTGTGAAATTCTGGAGGAATGTGCTTGCAACAATGAATCACAGGCGAAGGAACGGGTACTTTTCTATATTTTGAAAATAAAACCAAATTTGAACGATGAAAAAATGGCTGAAAACACAATTGACGAATATTCCGATCTTCCAAGTTTTAAACCAAATATTTTCGGCGGTGAAATGGCCGCAACGATTGCAACGCCTGTTTTTGAAGCGGAGATTTTTGGCGGCGAAGTGAATGAAACAAGTTCTGCGGCTCCGCCAGCTACGAAGGATGGGAAATATATATGTCTTTGTAAAAAATCGTATTCACATCGATCC